AGATTCGCATCAATACGCTCTGCAATGCGCTCCTCTGCCATTTCACAAGTGATGTACAAGACATTCTTTCCCAAAGAAAGGCAGTTTGCCGCATGGTGGCACATAAAGAGAGACTTGCCTACACCTGTTCCTGCAAGAATAATATTCAGCGTTTTTTGCGGGACACCACCATTGGTGATGGTGTTGAAGTATTCAAGGTCGAACGGGAGCCTCGACTCTTTCTTGTGGTAGAAGTCGTATCGTGAATCGGAGTCTTCGATGTAGTCGTGTCCGATATGTGTATCGAAGGATACTGCAAGTGCCTTTGACAAGATATCAGGAAGTGAAGCGGGAGTCTTGTTCTTGGACTTACCTTCGATGATATGGATGGATTCGAGGACTGCATTGTATAGGCTCTTGTCTTTGCAGAACTTTTCGGTTTCATTGGTGAGCCATTCTTGATTTTGTTTTTCATCTGATAGTGCCTCAACGATCTCACGGCACTTCTTGAACTGCTCTTCCGTAAGGATCTTACTTTCTTTGACCATGATACCCACAGCCTCTTTGGTAGGCAGGGCTGAATATTTACCTACGAATTCTGAGATTGCACCAAAGACAATCCGTTCATTGGGATCTTGGAAGTATTCTCCCTTGATAAAGGGTAACACCTTGCGTGTGTACTCCTCATTGTACAGGAGTCCTTCCAAGATCACTGTTTCTATTCGCTTCATCTTTTACCTTTACTAAACCAGAACGAACAAGTCTTTCAGAAATAAACGATACAAAGTTTCTCAACTCGTCTGTTAGTGGAACACCGTTTGGATTCTTGATTATTTCATAATCAAAATAGAGATTTCCTCCAAGCGGACGGTCTTCAAACTTCAGCAGGGTATATCTATACTCTATTCCCTCGTATATGCTTCCCTTCAAGCGTATAGCATACCCTGTATCCCCATCGAATACAATGCTGAAGTCTAAAGTTTCTTTATTAAGCGAATCCATTTTATGCGTCTTCGTTCAGCAAGACCTTTTCAGTTTGGGTTTGCTCTTCTTCTAATCCGCCGCCGTATCGGAATTCCTTTCCAACGGCTTCTTCCAACTTCTTCATTACATCGGGAGTATAATACTTTTCAGGATTCTCGTTGATATTCTTTTCAAATGCTGTCTTACCATCAGGCAGTTCGATGCGGGTTGAAACCTTCTTGAAAATGCCGTACTTTAGTGCAATGTCAAGAAGACCGTAATACTTGTTCAAACCGCTCTCGTAATTCAAAAGAACATCAACTTGCTGATTCTCTTTTGTCAAACGGGATTTATAGAGTTTGCAATGGATAATGTTTCCAATAACATCTCCATCTGCATTCTTGTCTTTCTTCTTTGAAAGGTAAACAATCGTTGAAGCAGCATACTTCAAGCCATCACCACCGCTCATCTCCCGTGTGGGAACATAAGCACCAATAATGCTATAGGTATGATTAGTCATAATCATAGGAATATTAGCCTTACCCAACTTCAGAGTAAGAGTTCGGAAAGTCGAGCGAATAGCCTGTGAACGAGTCATGTCCCGTACTTCTTTGCCTTCGCTTGTGTCCCGAATCTCTTTACTTGTGGAAAGCATTCCAAGAGAGTCCAACACAATCATTACAGGCTTGCGCTTTTCGACTGGCTCCTCAAGAATCTTGTCCACAATACTGATGGCTTGGAATCGGAAGTCTTCAATCGTGGCAACAGGGAAAACTGCGACACGCTTGGGATCGACTCCACGGGACTTAAACATCTCTGAAGTAACAGCCTGTTCGGTATCAAAGTACAGAACCACTCCCTCTTTATTGTCCTGCAAGAACTTAGAGACAACTCCAAGAGCAAAATAGGTCTTTCCTGTTGCTGATTCTCCTGCAAGAGCAATAATCTTGTTGCTGGCAATACCACCGTAGAGACTACCAGATACAAGAGCATTAAACACATAAGATCCTGTATCGACAAACCCATTCACATCCGCTTCAACACCATCCTCTACCACTGATGCAAACTTATTGCCAGAATTCTTAATGATTGAGTCCAAATACCCCATTATCTACCTCTTTCTTCATTTTTTCTAATTCACTTACAATATTATTGTTGAATTGCATCGCTTCAACTATTCTGTCTACATGAGCAATACCAAATTGTTTAGATTTGAGTACCACTTGGTACTGGTTGTTTAGATGCTCTTTATCTTTATGGAGCATCTTGATGAGATAGTCTATTTGATTTGAGTTCATTCGGTGCTCAGACGAAGTTTGTTACCAAGAGCAGCCATATCAGCACCAGCCATAATATCTCCACTATCTGGAGCAATAATCTTGGAGAATGCCTTCTCGTACTCTCCCTTTAGCCGCTTTTGTGGTACAACAGAAAATGCAACAACTTTTTCTGGTAGATGGATTCCATCTTCAGGAACTTCCACATAGGCAAGCCAAGGAATCATAGAAAGATTCTGAAGACTTACTGGAACAAGTAGAAGAGGATCTTTGATGAGCCAGCCACCATCTTCATGTGCCTTTGCTTTACAAATAATCTCTTCACCTGTTGTCAAACGAACAATACGAACATTATCTTTAGCCATAGTATTTCCTTTCATGGTATTACTGTATGTAGTTCTGATCATCCAAAAAGAGACTCTAGAGTGTTTGTTTTTTCTGTGTGCCAACCCAAGCAGTCCAAAATAGCCTTTAGTGGATCAAGATAGACTTTTTCAAACTGTGTGTCGTAGTCAATATACTTTCCAAGACCAAGTTCTTGTGGAATGGTGCTAACAAAGGCAATAACATTCTCTCCAATTGGATTAGGTTTCTTTAGATAGCAAAACTTGATCTTGTCTCCCTCATTGATTACAGGATATCGCTTTTCTATTTTTAGTTTTCGTAAATGGTGATTATAGAGCAAAGAACCACGAACAGCAATAGGAGTAGACTTTCTGTAGATTGCCACAGGGTCATGGTACTCTTTCAGTCCATTACAAGAGCGTGGAGAACTGATATCTTCGGGCTTTAGAGTCTTGAATCGTTTTTTGAAATCTGAAATATAACTGATAATATCATCTTGTGTTCCATTCATAATAATTGAAATACTCTCTGTTAGAGCATCACGGACTACACGGGGAGTAGAAGAACGGCTTGTTTCGATTCCCATGATTTTCATTTCAGGAGTCTTCAGCAATACTCCATCTTCACCAATGAAAACATTGAGCATATACCGTTTCTTTGCAGTCCAAATACCTTTGTTTGCAATAGCCTCACGCTTCATGTGCATCTTGTTCTCATAGGCATTGGTCTTTCGAGCCAACTCATCGTATTTCTTGTCAATAAGAGGCTGCACCAATTCCCTTGAAACACGCTCAAGATACTTTGCAATCTTTGAATCATCAGTTTCACCAGGCATTACACGCTGAACAAGATTATCCAGACGAAGATAGATTGAATCTGTGTCGCTTGCAATAACATAGTCATAATCACCTGTCTTGAAAGTGGTGTTCAGAAACTCGTTCAATTGCTCTTCAATCCAACGAATAGCCAACTGACCCGATACGGTAATCGCTTCAGCAAGATCAAGATCATAATATCGAAAATACTCGTTGCCTACTGCACCGAACGCAGAGTTGAGTTGAATCTTACGAACAAGTTGAAAATTATGATACTTGGAGATATCGTTCTCCAACTGCCGCTTTTCTGCTTTGCCGATGCTATCCTTGCTCTCCTTCAGTCTACGCTTGCACTCAAGCATCTTCTGCTTGAAAACCTTGCGCTCCTGATACATTGTATCCATCAGTGCAGGAAGAAACCCACGGATATCCCTGACAAACGAAACACCATTTGCAGCAGTGCTGTGTTCATCTGAAAGATGAGATCCGTCCTGTAGAGATTTGAGAAGAGTATCAACAGGAACACGCTTCTTTGGCTTGTTCTTTACCTTTGTCTCTGGAGAAATATTGAATTGCATTATCAAGTGTGGATACAGCGAGTCCAAGTCGAAAGATACCACCCACTTGTGCATACCAACAATAGGATCTTTGACATACGCTCCTGCAAACTGCTCAGACTTGTCCCCTTCTTTCTTTGGGGGGATGACAATCTTCTGTTCATTTAGATGGTGATAGATGATAGAATCCCAAGTGCGAACTTGAGAAAAAACATCGCCAAAATTTACTTTGGCAGAATAAGCAAGAGCAACAGCAAGTTCAAGCAATTTGAGTTTATCCTCAAGACGCTCAACAAGTTGAACATCCTTGATGTTATACTCTAGAAAAGCCTGAAAGTTCTGCTTGTAAAAGTCTGACATCTTATCATATTCTGCATAAGATGCCTTGCGTTCTCCTAATTCAACGAATGCAATGTTATCAAGTCGATAAGACTCTTGATTCACAAATGTAAATTTACGATAAAGGTCAAGATAGTCAAGCGAGGCAATTCCAACAATATCGAACACCTCGTACATCTTGCCCTTCATTGAAATGTTACGGGTCTTTACATCATTCCACGGAGACAAACGCTTAACGGAATCCTCTCCAAGAATCTTTGCAATTCGATTGACGAGATATGGAATATCGAAAAGTTGAGTATTCCATCCCGTAACAATGTCATAGTCTTCGGCTCTCCACAATTCAATAAAAGCCAAAAGCATCTCTGCTTCATTGTCGTATTCATATACCTTTGCATTTGGTTGTGGAGAGACTGCCTTACCTAAAGAAAAGCAATGATAAACACCACCAGAACCAAGAGTAATAATTAGAACACGCTCGTCTGCTCTGTTTGGATCAGGAAATCCATTTTCACATTCTGTTTCAATATCAAGAAAACAAGTCTTGAGATCAGAAAAAATGTAGTCAATCTCTTTGTAGTTTGTAGCAATAAATTGAGCAACATAATCTGTATTGCCGTAGACACTCAATCCACCAACATCTTTGTATTGGTCTATAAATTGCCTACAATCAAAAATAGATCCTGGCTGCATAGGCTCTACGCCAACACCATCAAGAGTTTTCCACTCTGATGGCTTATTGCTCTTTAGATAAATTGTAGGCTGAAAATTAGGATCTGCATACTGCACACGCTGCTTGCGTCCTCCGTTATTCTTGTAGCCACGGAAAAGAATTCGATTTCCTCGAATGCTGATATTGGTATAAAGATCCACTCTAATCCTTTCATTCTTCCACAACAACAGCAATCCATGATTCGTGGATGATATGCATACCGTCCACTTCGTTACCCGTAAACTTCTTTGAATCCCAATAGACAATATCTCCCTCTGATATACGCTCTTCTACACCAGGACCAACCATTTCAACAATGCTTTTCACATATTGTCCTGTTGAATCCCTTTCTGTGTAGATAATTCCAGATTCAGTAGTCTTTTCTTTCTTGGATTTATCTGTACTCACAGCAACCCAACGACCAAGCGGTGTAAATTCGCTCTTCTTTTTCTTCATTGCATCATCTCCTGTAGGCTCATAGGAATACTCTCTTGAATTCTCTTCTTTGACAATAGTACATAGTCTGGATTTAGTTCAAGACCAATATAATGACGACCATGCTTTAGTGCCACGACACCTGTGGTAGCAGAACCATTGAAAGGATCAAGTACCTTACAAGGAACAGATTTTACTCCATCGGTCTTCAAAGAGCAAGTACAAGTTGGTTGCCAACCAACAGATTGCTGCTTTACTCCCCAATGTAGCAGGGTATACCCCTTACGCTTTAGTTCTCCACGCCGACCATTGGAAATAGGAACATCTTCCCAATTCTCGGTGTGTTTCTCTCCTGCAACCGAGATACGATAGTCTCCACCATTCTCTTCAAGCCAAAGCACAAGCGCAGAGTCTTCTGGAGACAACACGATACCCTTGCGTTCAATTGCTTCAACAGGTTTTAGTCCCTCTGTTGGATCAATCATCTGTCTTTCAAAGGGAGCACCACAATGGGAACAGCATCCCCCTTCACTGGTGCCCGCAAGAATACAGGGACGAACAAGATCTTCAGGATACACTGCAAAATGCGCACCCTTGTATCCCTTGGTGTTCACAGTCCAAACAGACCGCTTGTTCTTCAGCGGATTGTCTTCCCACTCCTTGCCCTTCAGCCCGTGGTGCTTTAGTTTGGGATCAGTTGTTCCGTCCCGCATCTCGGAGCGGTCACGGGTTCCCCAATTACGGGCGGGTTCCTTGACTGC